TGAACGAGCAGATGCTCAACGTGCTATGAGTTGGTTTGCGCTATGGGGCATGTTGCTATACCCAAGCCTTGTGGTTGTCAGTGAGTTCTTTGGCATGAATCAAGCCGCCAGCATCTTGGGCGATATGGCAGCAGTTTATTTTGTGAGTGTTGCAGGCATCCTAGCTGCGTTCTTTGGCGCACAGGCATGGTCAAATAGGAAATAGCATGTGGCAGATAGCGGGTGTTTTGGGCGTGGCCTTGGTTCTCACAGGCGGAGCTTTCAAGATGTATGCGGACAAGACTGAGGCTGAGAAAGAGGCAATGGCTACCAAGCTTCGCGTTGCCGCCGAAAACGAATTAGTCCTAGAAAACAGCATATCCAACTTGAACAACCAGCTTACTGAGGCGGAAGAGCGCCAGCAGCGCATATTGAATCGAGTAAATGAACTTCAGGCTGCTAACGCACAGGCCCAGCAAGAGGTGGAGTCGATCAGAAAAAAGTTCGCAAAGCACGATATGAATGTGCTGTCGCTGCGCAAACCGGGTCTGATCGAAAACATCATCAACCGTGGCACGAAGGGGGTTCTGAGTGATTTGGAAGCTATTACCGATCCTGCTTCTTAGCGGTTGTGGGCTACTGGGTCGAGAGCCATACGTCCCTGAAACGAAAAAGGTCGAGGTGGTTACCGTCACGCAGCCAGCCGCTGTTTATCACCCACCCCTGCCAAACGCGATCTCTACGCTACCTGTGGAGTGGAAGGTTCTCACGCCTGAGACCATGCAGGAATATCTTGACGATCTCAACGAAGGCAACGCTCCGACAAACGCTTACTATGGCTTATCGACCAAAGGCTATGAGAACCTTTCGGCAAACATGGCGGAAGTTAAAAGATACATACGCCAAGTGCTCAGTATTGTACAATACTACAAAAATTTGGACGAGGAACTCGATGATGAGAGTGACGAGCGAGGAAGGAATAGCCCTGATTAAGAAGTTTGAGGGCTGCGAGCTGGATGCTTATCAGTGCTCCGCCAACGTCTGGACGATTGGCTACGGCCACACAAGAGGCATTAGCGAAGGCGACACATGCACACAAGCGCAAGCCGAAGAAATGCTTATCGATGATTTGCAGGAGTTCGAGGGTTACGTCAACGAGCTGGTTGATGCAGAGCTGACGCAAAGTCAGTTTGACGCGCTAGTGGCTTGGACATACAACCTTGGCCCAACCAACCTAAAATCCTCCACGCTACTCAAGCGTTTGAATGAAGGTGACATGGCGGACGTGCCACACCAGATTCGTCGATGGAATAAGGCTGGCGGCAAGGTATTAGACGGTTTGATCCGAAGGCGCGAAGCAGAGGCGCTGCTTTTCCAAGGAGACGCTTGGGAAAATGTCTGATCTTTCGCTCAAAGATTTTGAGATTCTATCGGAGCAAGATCAGAACGAAGCCTTGGCACTGCTGTCCCGCTATGACCAGATGGAAAAGCAGGATAAGTGTCAGGGCGATTTCATTGAGTTCGTCAAGCATATGTGGCCTGAGTGCATCTTGGGCCGTCATCACAAAATTATTGGGGATAAGTTCAACAAGATTGCGCAGGGCAAACTCAAGCGCCTGATCGTCTGCTTGCCCCCTCGACACTCTAAGTCTGAGTTTGCGAGTACTTACTTTCCTGCTTGGATGATGGGGCGAAAGGGTGATCTCAAGATCATTCAAACCACGCACACGGCTGAGCTGGCGGTTAGATTCGGCAGGAAAGTCAGAAATATCATCGACTCGGATGATTACTCTCAAATATTTCCAGACCTACAATTGCAGGCGGACAACAAGTCTGCTGGCCGATGGACGACTAACCAAGAAGGTGAATCGTTCTACGCAGGCGTTGGCGGCGCTATCACGGGTCGCGGTGCTGACCTTTTAATCATTGACGATCCGCATTCAGAGCAAGACGCGATGTCGCCTACTGCGATGGAGTCGGCTTACGAGTGGTACACGTCAGGGCCGCGTCAGCGTCTACAGCCGGGCGGCATCATCATCATCGTAATGACGCGCTGGAGCACCAAAGACCTTGTCGGCAAGGTGCTCAAAAAACAAGGTGACGATCACGCCGATCAATGGGACGTTGTCGAGTTTCCAGCCATCATGCCTGAGTCTGATACTCCGCTCTGGCCAGAGTTTTGGAAGAAAGAAGAGCTGCTTTCTGTCAAAGCCTCACTGCCAATCAGCAAGTGGAATAGCCAGTGGATGCAAAACCCGACGGCTGAAGCTGGCTCTATCGTGAAGCGCGAATGGTGGCGTAAGTGGGAAAACGAGTGGGTGCCTGCTTACGACTATGTGATTCAGAGCTACGATACCGCTTTCAGCAAGAAAGAAACCGCTGACTACTCTGCCATCACGACGTGGGCGATATTTCAATCGCCAGATCAGGACACTCAAGCGTTGATTCTGCTGGACGCAAAGCGCGTGAGATTAGACTTCCCTGAGCTGAAAAGGCTGGCTTACGAGGAGTACAAGTACTGGGAGCCAGACTGCGTTTTGATCGAGGCAAAGGCCAGCGGAACACCCTTGACTCAAGAGCTTCGGCGCATGGGTATCCCTGTGACAGCCTATACACCGTCAAGAGGTCAAGATAAGATCGCAAGAATGAACAGTGTCGCCCCCATTTTTGAAAGCGGCATGGTGTGGGCACCAGACGAAAGCTTTGCTGAAGAGGTTATTGAAGAGATGGCAAGCTTCCCGTTTGGCGATAATGATGACTACTGTGACTCGGCAACGATGGCGCTGATGCGGTTTCGGCAAGGTGGATTTTTGAGCTTGCAAGGCGATTACCCTGAAGAGGCTGAGTTTTTGAGGCGTGACAGGCAGGTATATTACTGATGGCTATTGAGAAAAAAGGCTTAGGCACCGAGAACGATCCTGATGTGATGCCGATGGGCAGCGCGATGGAGATCGAGCCTGAGATGACTCGCAACGACGAGATCCGCAACGCAGCCGAGATATTGGTGCGTGAAGAAGAAATCTTGGTCGATGACGAGATCGACGCTGTTGAAGAGCAGATAGCCACCGACTTCAACGCCAACTTGGTTGATTTCATCTCAGACAGTGATTTATCCAAGCTGGCGAGCGATGTTATTGGCTCTATCAAATCAGACAAAGAAAGCCGTAGCGAGTGGGAGAAGACCTACACCGATGGTTTGAAGTATCTGGGCATGAAATTCGATGAGTCCCGCAGCCAGCCCTTTGAAGGCTCAAGCGGCGTTATTCACCCGATCTTGGCGGAATCGGTCACACAGTTTCAGGCGCAGGCGTATAAAGAACTGCTACCCGCGAAGGGGCCGGTTAAGACCGAAATCGTGGGGGTACGCAGCCCAGAGGTCGAAATGCAGGCTGGTCGCGTCCAAGACTTCATGAACTACTACATCATGAACATCATGGAAGAGTACGACCCAGAGCTGGATATGCTCCTGTTCTATCTGCCGCTCGCAGGCTCGGCTTTCAAGAAGGTGTACTTCGACACTGGCACAAGCCGTGCAATGAGCAAGTTCATCGAGCCTCAAGACCTTATTGTCCCTTACGAGGCCACCGATCTGTTCAGCGCAGAGCGTGTGACGCACGTTCTCAACATGAGCCGTAACGAGATCAAAAAGCAGCAGATCAACGGTTTTTATGCCGATGTCGAGTTGAAGGGCGGTTCTATGACCGTCAGCCGAAGCGACATCGAGGAGCAGATTGACGAGATTGAGGGCATGGAGCCTTCGTATCAAGAAGACCGTGATCACGTCGTTTTTGAGACGCACACGATTCTGGACATCCCCGGCTTTGAAGATGTTGGGGAAGATGGCGAGCCTACAGGCTTGAAGCTGCCGTACATCGTCACGATAGACGAAGGAAGCCAAAAAGTTTTGTCGATCAGACGCAACTACATCGAGACTGACCCGCGCAAGGCTAAGATCAACTTCTTCGTGCAGTACAAGTTTTTGCCGGGCCTTGGATTCTACGGTTTGGGTCTGTCGCACATGATCGGTGGCATCTCTAAGTCGGCCACGTCGATCCTGCGCCAGCTAATTGATGCAGGCACCTTGGCGAATCTACCGGCAGGCTTCAAGGCTCGCGGTATGCGTATTCGTGACGAGGACAGCCCACTACAACCGGGTGAGTTCCGAGACATTGACACCACAGGCGCGTCATTGCGCGAAAACTTGATACCGCTGCCTATCAAAGAACCCAGCAACGTGCTTATGCAGCTCTTGGGGCTGCTTGTAGAGTCTGGTAAGCGGTTTGCGTCGATAGCTGACATGAATGTCGGTGACATGAACCAAGCCATGCCAGTGGGCACCACAGTGGCTCTGCTGGAGCGTGGCACCAAGGTCATGAGCGCGATACACAAACGCCTGCACTATAGTCAAAAGCTAGAATTTCAGCTTCTTGCCAAGGTATTTGCCGAGTATCTGCCACCCAGCTATCCATATGTCTCGCGCAACGGCCCACAAGAAATTATGGGTCAAGATTTTGATGGCCGAGTTGATGTCATCCCTGTATCAGATCCCAATATCTTCAGCCAATCACAGCGCATCACAATGGCTCAAGAGCTGCTAACGATGGTGCAATCTAACCCTGAGCTACACGGGCCACAGGGCATCTATGAGGCGTACAGGCGCATGTACTCGGCTCTCGGCGTTGATGATGTGGACAGCCTCATA